GGACGCCGCCGTGATTATCATCGCAGGAACAGAGCTCTACCGCACGCGGCCGACACCCGCCCCCCGCGGGGCCCCGGCAAAGTCAAGAAAAATGACCACTTGGACGAAGAAATATCAGGGCTATGAGCACAAAGGGGGTGGGCAATGAAGACACTGGCGACGGCGGTGGCAATGGTGGCCATCGTGGTAGCGTTGGCGATGAGCTTCGGCGGGTTGGCGGTGACGCCCTCCCCTACCGGCGGCTATGGCGTGGCGATCGAAAGCGACTACGCCCAGGTCCAAGCGCTTGCCCAGCGCCACGAAACGGAGCGGGCAAGGATAGCAGCGGAAGCGGCAGTAGAACAGGCGGCCATCGCGGCGACGGTGGCCACCGAACAGCAAACGACGGTGCGCATTGTCGTGCCGTTGGTTGCGCTCCTCCTTGCTGGTACGGTGATTGCCGTCGTGCGGTCGAAGCGGGTGACCGCGCCGCCTGCGCAGCTGGTGATGTACGTGGCCAGCCATTACTTGCCCGGCCAAGCCAGTGTTGACCAGGTCAATGGTGAGTGGTGCGTGATTGACCATGAGCGACGCGAGGTGTGGCCGGCTAGACTACTGGAGGTGGAATCATGACCCCATCCTTCAAGACTGGCGGCACATCCTTTACCGTTGGCGACCGGGTATCCATTAAAGACGATGCCTACAGCGATGCGCCGCGGCTCATGAAGTACCGCGGCCAAACTGGCAAGGTTGTCAATTGCTGGCCCAGCTACATTGACAACGCCGGTCTTGTGCTCATTCGCCTCGACAATGGCACATCGCTGTACGCCTTTGGCAGCGAAGTTTCACCCCTCCAACTCCCAGTTGGAGGGTAGGTGATACAGTGGCAGGCAAGACGAGCAAAGGGGGGGTGAACGATGCCACTACGAAAATTGACGCCGAAGACGCAGCAGCTGTTGGTCGATGCCATCAAGAGCGGGCTGCATACCAAGGTGGACATGTGCGCACTGGCGAAAATCAGCGCGGGCACATTGACGACCTGGGAGCGGCTGGCAGCGGAGGGCGACCCGCAATGTATCGCACTGGTCGAGGCGATGGCGGCCGCCGAAGCGGAACGCAAAGCGCAGTACATTCGACGCATGCAGCGGAGCGGCCGCGATGACTGGCGCATGTGGGAGGCCAGGCTGGCGGCGGTTGACCGCGCCAACTATGGCAAGGTGGCGGCGCTGGAAATCTCGGGCAAATTGCAAACAGAGGATGTAACGCTTGACGATGTCGAACGAGCTGCCCGCATTGCTGAGTTACTTGACCTCGCACGAGCGCGCAGAGATGGACAAGCTGATTCGCAGCCGCCCGGTGACGTTCCGCCGCTTTGTGCAGACGGTGGCGCCGCGCTTTAGGCTCTATCCGCACCTCGAGCAACTGATTGCCGTGCTGCAACGAGTGGCCGACGGCGAGGTGAAGCGCCTCATGGTGTTCATGCCGCCGCGCCACGGCAAGAGCGAAACGGTGTCCAGGCTCTTCAGCGCCTACTACCTGGCACGCTACCCGCAGCGGTGGGCGGCGATCACGTCGTATGCCAGTGAGTTGGCGTTCACCTTGAGCCGGGCGGCCAGAGACAACTACTTGGCGGCCGGCGGCCCGATCAACAACGATGTCACCAGCGTCAAACACTGGGAGACGGGCAAGGGCGGCGGCTTGTGGGCGACGGGCGTGGGCGGGCCAGCGACGGGCAAGGGCTTTCACCTGGGCATCATCGATGACCCGGTCAAAAACGCCGAAGACGCTGCCAGCGAAACACTACGTGAGCATCACAGAGACTGGTATCGCAGTACGTTCAGTACCCGCGAGGAGCCCGGCGGCGCCATTGTCCTGATCATGACCCGCTGGAACGAAAGGGACCTGGCGGGTTGGCTGTTGGCGCAAGAGGCGGGCAGCGACACCAGCGCCGCGGGCGATGAACCAGAGCGTTGGCACATCGTCAACATGCCGGCGGTCGCTGAACCGGAAGCCAAGCCATTTCCATCGACCTGCACAGTGGAGCACGACCACCGGCAACCCGGGGAGGCGCTGTGCATGCAGCGCTATCCACTGCACAGACTGAAAGGCATCGAAGCCCGCGTCGGGCCATACTTTTGGGCGGCGCTCTACCAGCAGCGACCAGCGCCAAGAGAGGGCGGCATGTTCAAACGGGCGTGGTTTGGCATCGTCCAAGCGCTGCCCGCCAACTGCCTTTTCGTGCGCTACTGGGACAAAGCGGGGAGCGCTGGCAGCGGCGCACATAGCGCAGGCTCTCTCCTGGCACGCACACCGGCGGGGCGCTACGTGGTGGTCGATGTCGTGCGGGGTCAGTGGTCGGCAACCGAGCGTGAGGCCATCATCAAGCAGACGGCGGCGCTCGACGAATCACGATATGGCGGCGTCATGATCTGGGCAGAGCAGGAGCCGGGCAGCGGTGGCAAAGAAAGCGCCGAAAATACCGTGCGAAACTTGGCCGGCTACTCGATTCGCACGGAGACCGTCACCGGCGACAAGGTCACCAGAGCTGACCCGTATGCCGCGCAGGCCGGCGCTGGCAACGTGGATTTGCTGGCCGGCGCGTGGAATGAACCGTACCTGGAGGAGCTGGCAGCGTTTCCAAACGGGCGTTACAAGGACCAGGTCGATTCCAGCAGCGGCGCATTCAACAAGTTAGCCCTCGGCTCGCCATTGTTTTTATGAGTGAGGCATCCATCATGGACGAATTCACCAGCCGGGAGCGTGACGTTGCGTTGCTCCTCGCCAACGGCCTAAGCCAACCAGAGATCGCCGCTCGCCTCTCCCTCTCCGTTGGCACGGTCTACACGTACACCAAACGCATTAGGTACAAGGCCGGCGGCACGACGGTGCAGGTGGCGTTGCGCATTGCGCGAGAGATTGACCGCTAGGACTGCAAAATAACGATGAAAACCGCAAATTGTCCCAATTTTGGGATAGTCAAGGGAAGAGCGAAGCGCTACGATGCACGTAGCGCTTTTTTATTTGGGATGGTCAATGCCAGTCACCTACTTCGACGGACGAAAGAATACCCCGATTTCCGACCTGTCCGCATGGCGCATTCCGGCGGATGATGCCGTGCGCATCGGGCAAGGCGTGTTGACCGCCGCCGTGCCATTTTTGAGCCGGGGCGTCATCATGCGCGCCGACGCGTTGACGGCCATTCCCTGGTCGATTCGCAACGCCAAAGACGAGGATGTGTGGACCAGCGACGACGCTGCGCCGCCGGATGATCTCAAATGGCTTGGCAACCTCACTGAACTCCTGCATCGCATCGAAGCCAGCCTGACGGTTACCTCGACTGCCTATTTGTTCAAGGAGCGCAACCGGGCCAGGTTGTTGGACCTGCGCTTTTTATCGCCGGACACGACCGCGCCGGTGTGGGACATGGCCGCCGGCTTGACGCATTTTGAGCGGGGCGTCTTGGGTCGCCAACGGTTTGCGGTAGACGACATCGTCTACTTTTGGCACAAAGGTTTGCACGAGACGGAGCCCCGCCCATCGCCGGCCGCCAACGCCGCCAACGCGGCGGGCATCTTGTACAGCATGGACGCCTACACCAAGGCGTACTTTGACCGCGGCGCCGTGCGGGCGACATTGCTCACCTACGAAGGCGCACCGCCCCCCGAAGCCGACCGCCAGAAATTGAAAAACTGGTGGAAGCGGGCGGTAGGCGGCATCAAAAATGCCTTTGCGTCGGAGGTCATCAGCGCCGCCATTAAGCCGGTGCAGATCGGCGACGGCATTGGCGATATGGGCAATGTGCCGCTCACCGAAGAGAAGCGGCAGGACGTCGGCACGGCGCTAGGCATTCCGCTGTCGTTGTTGCTGGCCAACGCCGCCAACTACGCCACAGCCCAGGCGGACCGCCGCAATTTCTACGAAATCACGGTGATTCCCGAGGCGGATCTGATTGCGCGGACGATGAACAAACAGCTCCTCGAGAAGCTGGGGCTGTCGCTGGTGTTCCGACCGGAAGCCATGAGCATCTTCCAGGCGGACGAAGCCGAGCGGGCGCAGGCGTTTTCGTCCTACACCGGCGGCGGGTTGAAGCCATCGGTGGCTGCGCAACTGCTCGGCATTACCTTGCCTGAAGGTATCGAATACGCCGACCTCGACCCGGAGCCGCAGCCCGAACCGCTGGCCAACGCCGCCGAACCAGGGCAGGCGATGGACGAAGAAGAGGAAACGCCGGCCAACGACGAAGCCAAGCGCGTCGAACTGGAGCGCTTTCACCGCTGGTCCGCCAAGCGCGCCAACCCCGATGTCACCAAGTTTGTATCGGACCTGTTGACGCACGAGGAAAAACTACACGCCATCGGCCAATGCAGCGGTGACCATGAGGAGGCTGTCAAAGCGTACCCGGTTATTGACTGGCAGGGTGAGGGCGTTGACAACTACCGGGCAATGAAGGCCATGGTGTTGCAGCTAGATCCTGATGATGACGAGGCAGAGCAGGCCATCCGCCGGTCACTTGAAAAGAAGATCGAGGCAGGGCTAAACGATGGCTTCCGGGAGATGATTGAAGAGGTGTTGCCGGATGGCTACATTTACTGGAAAGACCCATCTGCGGCGGCTGATTTGATACGCGGGAGTTGGAAATTAAACGAGAGAATGGAGGCGGAACTCCGCAAGGCTCTTTACGAATCGGTGTCCCTTGGCGTTGAAGTCTCGCTTGACATGATGGACCAGGTAGGGATGAGCTTTGATTACACGATGGTCATGGATGAGGCGCTGGAATGGGCAAAGAACTATAGCTATGAACTCATCGGAGATTTGAATACTAGTGGCAGAGAGATTGTTAGCCGAGCCATTGCCCGCCACATTGAAGGCGGAAAGCCCATGGGCGCCCTGGTTGATGACCTGATGAAACTGTATGGCGAACAGCGGGCACGGATGATTGCCTCGACTGAAACGACAAGGGCATTTTTTCAGGGGCAGGTAACAAGCCTGCGGGCAACGGGTGTTGTCGAAACAATGGAGTGGCGCACATCACGAGACCATCTAGTTTGCCCCATCTGCGGACCCATGAACCACAAGCGGGCACCACTGGGAAAGATGTTTGAGAACAACCGTCAACCGCCTGCCCATCCCCGTTGCCGTTGTTGGATTGCCCCAGTCATTGACAGGAGCAAACTGCAATGATTGTAGTCTCTACGACCATCGAAGGGGTTGATGAGTTGGTGCAGCGTTTCGGCAGTCTGCAAATGCAGCACATTTTGCGCCCGCCTATGCTGCGCGGGATTCTGGAAATACAAGCGGCTATGCAGGAATACCCTGCCCCACCGCCTAACAGTCAATACCTTCGTGGCATTGATGACAAGAGCGAACAGTTGGGCAAGCGTTGGACGCACCGAGTGTACACGGAACCTGGCTCGATTTATGCGGCGGTTGGCAACAATGCCAGCTATGCGCCATATGTCCAAAACTTCAAATTTCAAGCAAAGATCCATAAGCGGCGGTGGATAACTGACAAGGAAGCCATGACGAAATATCTGCCCGGCATTGTCGCTGATTTTCAGCGAGTGATCCGGCGGGCGTTGGAGGAATAACCATGAACAACACCGTAACCGTCAAGGCATTGACCGCAGATACCGCCATCGTCGCCGGCTACGGCGTCATTTTCGGCGGCGCTGACCTGGAAGGCGACACCTTCACGAAATCGACCAACTACATGTTGGACCTCGTGCCAGCGAAGCCAGTTTGCTACGACCACACCATGAGCGCCGCCGTCCCGCACGTGATCGGCACGGTCAAGAGCGTGACGGCAGATGAGACCGGGCTATGGGTAGAGGCCGAATTGAAGCGCTCCGAAGACTACGTTGACGCCGTCCTGGAACTCATCAACCGCGGCGTCATCGGCTGGTCATCTGGCAGCGTGCCCCACCTGGTACGCCGAGAAGCCAAGTCGATTACGCAATGGCCGGTAATCGAGTGGAGCTTGACGCCGACCCCGGCCGAACCCCGCACGCTGGGCGTTGAACGCATCAAGAGCGTGACGGGCGATGAACAGAATGAAACGACCGAGGCGGCAGCGACACAGGCGGAGGAATCCGCGTCGCCCGCAGTCGTGACAGATACACCGACAACCGAACAAGACGAGCCGGCGAGACCGGCAGGGAAAACAATCATGACTCTCGAAGAAATGGCCGCGCTGTTGGCGGCACAGAGTGCGGAAATCAAGGCGCTGCAAGCTGCCGCACCGCCCATCAACACGGCGGGCTTCCAGGTTGTCGCACCGGCTGTCATTACTGGCGAGACCCGCAAGTATGACAACATCGACACTGGCGACCTGGCCTTGCTGATCGAAACGACCAAGAGCGCCAAGGCGGTTGGTCGCAGCAGTGGCCCCACTGCCGACGCCTACAAGGCGCTGGCGATGCGCCTCGAATCTGCCGAGACCGGCAAGAGCGAACCGCTGTCGCATGCTGTCAAATCGTTCAAGTCCCGCGGCTTGAAGGCCAACGAACTGAACTACTCGACCCTCGCCAACTACGGTGACGAGTGGGTGGGCGTGGCGTACTCGGGCGTCCTGTGGGAAGCCATCCGCCAAGAGACCCGCATCGTTTCCATGCTTCCGACCATCGAAGTGCCCCAGGGCGCCGAATCCGTGGTGATTCCGCTGGAATCCACTGATCCGATCTGGTACAAGGTCGCGCAGGCAACCGCCATGAGCAGCAACCCCGGCGGCATTCCGACCAACACCGTCACCGCCTCCCGCCTTGGCACGGCGGCTGCCACCATGACCCTGTCCAAACTTGGCGCTCGCGTCATTTGGACCGGTGAAATGGAAGAGGATTCGATGGTTCCGTTTGTTTCGGAACTGCGTCGCCAGCTCACCACGTCGGGTGCTGAGTACCTGGAAGCGGCTGTCATTGACGGCGACACTGCGGCCGGGGCCACGACCAACATCAACTACATCGTTGGCACGCCGGGCGGCAGCGAGTATTTCATGACGGTCGATGGGTTCCGCAAGCTGGCCTTGGTCACCAACACCGCCAACAGCCGTGACGGTGGCACGCTGGCTTCCAGTGATTTCCTTGAAACCGTCAAGCTCATGGGCGTTGGCGGCGTCAATGCTGACAAAAACAAGACGGCGTTCATCATCAACAGCGCCGTGCACTTCAAGGCGCTGGAGCTGGCCGACGTGAAAAGCCGCGACATCTTCAACCCGGCGACCATCGAAAATGGGTTGCTCGCAGCCATCTACGGATTCCCGATCTACGTGTCGCACCACATGCACAAGGCGGCCACAACCCGCTTGGCGTTGGCCAGCGGCAAGGTAGACGGCGCCACCCCGACCAACGGCACGACCGGCAGCATCTTGGCCGTGCGCTGGGACCAATGGCGGTTCGGTTACAAGCGGCGCATGACCATCGAATCGACTCGCATTCCTGCGGCCGATTCGACTGAGATTGTGGCGCTGATGCGCTTCGGCCTCATCAACCGGGACACCGAAGCCTCGGCAATCAGCTACAACCTGACGGTGTAACCATGGCGCTGCGGCGCTAAGCGGGTGAAAACTATGACGCAGGTGCAATTCGTGCGGGACTATCGGGGCAAGCTCACCGGGGAGCGTTTCTACCAGGCTGGCGACATTGCGGAGTTTGCGGACTCCGACGCGGTGGCACTGGTAGAGCGCCAGGCGGTCAAGGTCTTGCCGCCGCGCACGGTTGCACCTGCGGCAAAGCAGAAGGCGAAATAACATGGCGTACACGGACAACACGGCGGTCAAACTATATCTTGGCCTTACCGGCTCGGGTGACGATGCGCTCATCACGGCGCTGATTGTCCGCGCACAGGCCATGATTGACCGGTTCACCGGACGCACGTTTGAGGCCAGCGACGCCACCCGCTACTTTTTCAGTGACGACGTTGACGCCGGGGTGCTGTGGTTTGGCGGCGACCTGTGTTCAATCACGAGCGTGACCAACGGCGACGGCACGGCCATTACGGTCAGTGATATTCAGACGATGCCAGTCAACACGACGCCTTACTATGGCTTGCGCATTGACCCGACGGTCGGCGCCTTCACGGCTGGCACGAGCACGGCGGACCGCATCACTGTTGTCGGCAAATGGGCGTACAGCGCCAGTGCACCGGCGGACATTGTGCATGCAGCGATACGGTTGGCGGCGTTTCTCTATCGACTGCGGGAAAACGGCGGCGAGGGTGACCGGGCCATCCTCACTGGTACGGCGACCCTTGCGCCCGTGGGGATACCGGCGGATGTGCTTGATATCCTGCGGCTGTATCGCATGGCGGTGACATCATGACGCTAGCAACCACGGTAGCGGCGTTGGCGGCCTTGACGGTGACGGGCGTCACGACGGCCCAGACAGCGCCGCCACAGGTGGTCAACGCCGGGGCGCTGCCATTGTCGTATGTGCGACTGGCAACGTCGATGGATGAAGTGTCGGCCTTTGGCGGTGACAACGAATTGACTCGCCATACGCTGGAGCTGGTGGTCATTGTGGCTCCGGTGGCGATGAACACCTACGCCACGGCTTTTGCGACGTGCGTCGCCATCATTGACGCCATCATTGCGGCGCTCGAAGCGCGCACGATTGACGATGGTTGGACACGTTGGTCACTGAGTCAGGAGTACGTCACCATCAGCGAGACATCCTACTGGCAGGTTGTGGCCAAAGTTGAGGCAATGTAGGAGCGCATATGTTGAAACGTATCGGCAGTTGGTATGTAGGCCTCTCGCCTACCGTGCAGATCGTGTTGATTGTGGCGGTGACCACGGTCGTTGTGGTGACGCTGATTCTTGGCGGCGACTTGACCAACGCCAGCAAAACATTACTGGAGACGCCGTAATGCTGCATACGCACGAGTTGCACGATCTGCGAGTGACGGGCATCGGTGACCCGGTGGTGCTGCGCAATGAGTTGCGCCATGTAGATGGCGACGACATGACCTATGCGCCAGTGGTACGCAAGCCGGTCGATTGCCACAGCGCCGGGGCGGTGAGCGACAACCGCACGAGCACGCAACGACTGAATGAACTGGCGGGCGCTCTCCTGTCATTGACTCAAAAGGTCAATACGCTTGAGCGCAGACTTGAAGAATTGCAGGGTGATTAAGGGGGTAGCATGCCAACCAAGGGCAGCGACGTAAGAATTTTCGTAGACAAGTTTGATTTCTCCGGCTCAAGTAGTAGCGTGGAAATCACCGCGGCCGTTGGCGTGTTGGACTACCCGGTGCTGAACAGTCCGACGGAGGTCACCGAACCGGGTACGGCGATGGCGACCATTGCGCACAATGGCTACATGACGGGTGCAGCAGTGGGCAGTCTCGAACCGGAGATGTACAGCCGGTTGGGCACAGGCGACGCCGATGTGTCGGTGATCCTGGGGGTAAGCGCCACCATCCCGATCGGCTATGTGGTGGCCGACACCTACGCTGAATCCATGAACGTCAACATGCCGGTGAAAGAGCTCATGACCATCACCGGCAAATGGGCGGCAAGCGACGTGTTCCGGCGGGGGGTGGCGCTGCCGTTGACGGCCATTTCTGCGACCGGTGCACAGACGGGTTACGACGCCGGGGCGACGGGGGCCAATGGCGGCTTTGCCATCATTCATGTCACCTCCATCACTGGTACGGCGACCAACGCCACGGTGACGGTGCAGGGCGGCTCCACGTCGGGCTTTGTCGGACCATCGACCTACGCCACATTGACCTTCTCGGCGGTGGGTTCCTACACCACTACCTGGTCCGGCGCCACGGGGCGTCATCTTCGTTTCAACGTAACAAGTCTGGGCGGCGCCACTGGTTTTAGTATCGCAGGCGTCATCTGTTCAACCGGTGTCACCGGATAGGAGTTTGATATGCCAGCAAAAGGCATGGGGAACGTAACAGCCACCTACAACGCGGTGGCACTGACCAACTACTGCAACACGCAACAGTTGGACGCCGTGGTGGCTGCCATTGACACAACCCATTTTGGCAGCACGGCCGAAGAATCGACGCCGGGTTCGGCTAAATGGAAAGTGGATTTGGGCGGCAACTGGGACATCGCCTTGGACAATGCGCTGGGGCCCGATGCCGTCACACCGCCCACGACCAAACGGGCGCTCGTCATTGTGTTTGGGCCGGTCTCCAACCGGGCGACCTACACGTGGGCCAGCGGTTCGGCCTTTGTGTCCAACTACTCGATCAAGGCGGATCCGAAGGGCATGATCACTTGGTCGGGTACGCTGGAAATCAGCGGCGCACCGACACGGAGTTAGCCTATGCGTGTAGAGTGCAGCATCGAAGGGCTGACAGACAATTTCATCGATGTGGCTGACGACTGGACAAGGGGCGAATACCGCCAACTGTCGAATGTCACTGACCTTGAAGAGTACCTGGTGTGGTTCCGGCGCAAGGTGACGGGCGTCAAATTGTCAACGGCGACGGGCGAGTACATCACGGACCCGCAGGCGGTCACGATGGACACGCTCGACACCATGAGCTTGCAACTCACCGGCTTTGTCGAGCGGGCGTTGTACCAGGCGTGCAACCATTTGCGTGCCTTGGGAAACGCGTCAGGGCGGGCGTCCTTCGCTACCTTCGGGCCGAAGACGATGTCCGCCCTGAGCCCAACGCCGCAGTCATAGACGCATGGCTGTTGAAGCGCTTCCCCGGTCGCACGCTGGATGAGCTGGACCGTATGGATTGGATGCGCTACCAACGGGCCATCGAAGCGCAACACTTGATTGACCTCGAGGCGAAAGTTACGGCGTTTCACGGTGGCAGCCTGACCGCTTCGGATTTGAGCGAACGGGACTGGGCAGAGATTCGGGACAATGATTTGCTCTTAGAGGCAACGCATGGCTGATGAGCGCGTAAGGATTCTGCTGGAAGCCAGAGACAACGCCAGTGCCACCATCAACAAGGTTGGCACGTCGTTGGATAATATGCAGCCAACGGTTGGCGGTCTCTCCGGTTCATTTGGCAAGCTGTTGCCGGTCATGGGGGCCATCGGCGGGGCATTCGCTGCCGTTGGCGGGGCGTCGGCAGCCATGGATCTGGCATCGGCCGGGGCCAAAGCCGAAGCCCTGAGCGCGTCGTTTGACATGATGGCGCAAGCCGCCGGGCAATCGTCGGAAGAGATGTTGGCGGCGATGCAGCGGGCCAGCGGGGGCACGATTGCCAACACTGACCTGATTCTGGCTGCCAACCGTGCCATGTCGTTTGGTGTGGCCAACTCTGGGCAGGAGATGGCCAGCCTCATTCAATTGTCGATGGCGCAGGCTGCGAAGATGGGCATCACGGCCACGCAGGCCTTCAACGACCTGGTCACGGGCGTTGGGCGTCTCTCCCCCATGATCCTTGACAACCTGGGCGTCACCGTCTCGGCAGAAAAAGCCTATGCCACCTACGCGGCGACGCTGGGCAAAACGGCCGATGCGTTGACGCAGGCCGAACAGCGCCAAGCATTTCTCAACGAAATGATGGCCTCTGCGCCGAACGCCGCCAAGGAAGCGGAGATGGCCGCCGACAGTAGCGCAGGGGCATTCGCCCGCATGGAATCGGGTATCAAAAACCTGACTGATGCACTTGGCATTGCCCTAGCCGGTCCCATGTCTGCCTTTGCCGACACTGCCGGGAACATTGCCAACGCTACGGCTGCGCTGTTTGACCCAACCTCTGCGCAGCAAATGAACACGGCCATTGAAAACCAGATCCGCAAGGTTCAAAGCCTTCAATCGTTGATGGCAGAGACCGAGGCGCAAATGGCATCGGTTGGCGGTGTTGCAGGGTTCGAGGCGTTGCCGGAAGATGTGCAACGCTCCCTAGACTTTGGTCCGCAACTACTGGCCATCAAAGAGTATCGAACAGAACTCGAGGCGGCGGTTTCCGCACTGGCACGGATGGCACAGGCCAAGAGCGTCATAGGCGAACAGGATAACTTCCAGTCAGGGCAAGACCAAGCGGCACAATGGATGGCTGCGCAGGCGGCTTTGTTGGAGCAGACCCGAGCCAACGTAGCGTCGATTATCAGCGAAGCGGACGCGGCGCAAGCTGCCATGATCCAAACCTACACGGCGCAGATTGACAGTCTCACGAAGGGTCTAATCTCCGACGTTGGAGCCGGGGCTGCGCTGGAAATGAACGACCGGCTAAAGGGTCAACTGTTGGAACTGATAGGCATTTACCAGGCCTTGGGCATGAGCAGCCAAGAGATTAACTACAGCATCATTGACTGGCTAAATGGGCAGGTTGGGGCAGCGAGAGACGCCGCTAACAGCCTGAACAACTACGCTCGAAGTGCAGCAAATGCGGGTGCAAATAGCGCCGGGGCCATCGGCCCTCTTCGTGGTTTGGCCGGTGCGCTGCGTGACGTTGCCATGTCAGGCGGTGGCCCCAACCGCATGGACAAGTGGGAGAAGATTAACTACGACTTGACGGGTATCACCCCCAAGGCGTATGCACTGAAAGATGGCTTCGCTGCCCTGAGTGAGACTTTCGACACGTTTTCTTACAGTGCAGGCGGGGCGGCTTCCTCACTGGAGGGCTTTGACGCCTTGGATGGTATCGGGAGCAAAGTGCAGGGGCTTTTATCTGGCGCCCTTGACGTTGGCATCGGACCTGACCCATCGTCGCTCTTGCCTCGTGAGGATGCGCTGAACGAAGATGCCCGGCGTTTGGCCGACGTCATGGTCAATGGTTTTTCCTCGCCATGGGCCAGCTATTTCCAAAGTGAGTTTCCGGCATTGTTCCAGCAGATGACCGCCGGCGGCGACATCAAAGCCGGGGCGGCGGCCATGCTGCAAGATTTCGAGGCGGGGCTACGGCCGGAGCTCATCAACCAGGACATGGTCAAGGAACGCGTCAAGGCCATGTTGGTTGGTGACGCAAACATGGCCGCCTTGGCACAGGAGATCACCGCAGAGTTGCAGGCCGAAATGGCGGGCATGGACCCGGCGCAAATCAGCGCAGCGGTCGGCGGGGCGCTGGGCATCGGTGAAACGGGCGTTGGCAGCGGCATTGAAGATGAACTAGGCAATGCGGCGCTGATCGGCAAGATCCAGGGCACCGGCACCACGGCGGGCAAAAGCTGGGGTAACGCCTTCCTTGCTTACGTCGAAAGCAATGTTCCGGCAACGCTCGTGGGGCTGTTGGTTGACCTGGTGACGCCGGGTGTGCGGGCCAAGATTAATGCGGAAGGCAGCGCAGAGGGGGCATTGTAATGGCGTTCACGACCCCGGCCTTGGGCGGCACGACCATGCCGCAATGCAGCGAATATCGCTATCAGCGTGGCTATCGCGGCGGCGCTGTGCGGCTCGGCTCTGGCACGGTTGCCTATGACCTGGTGACGGCTACCGTCAAGCGCACTTTTGAACTGTCGTGGCGCAATGTGTCCGAAGCCAACCGGGACACCATCAACACGGCCTACGCCACGGTTGCCAGCGCCTCGGCGTCATTGACCACACCCGATGGTGTCACGGCAACGGTGATGCGGGCGGAAGACCAACCGACGTTGGAATGGTCGGCAGTGGCAAAGAGCGGCAGTGTGTTTCTGTGGTCAACGACAATGCGGCTGGAAGAGGTGTAACGGATGGGGCGCACCGTTGCGGCAAAGTTTGAAGTGGCATGGGATGGCACAAACTTTATCGATGAATCCGCCAACCTGATATCGGCTCGGGCGTCGTTGTCATTGACGCCGGCTGCGGCTGCGCTGTTCGCCTCTCGTGGCACGGCGGATTCCATGACGGTCACGCTCTACGACAACGCCCGCAGGTACAATCCGCTAAATTCCTCTGGCGACCTCTACGACGATATCCGAGACGGCAAAGCGTACCATCGGCCGGCTCGGTTTTCTGTCCAGGTCAACGGCGGCTCCTGGGTGCGCACGTTCACCGGTGTCCTGAAGCTGCCAAGCGAAGTTTCGCCAACGACGGGTGATGTGGGCACGGTGACTTTCACTGTGCGGTCGATGGATGAGTTGTATCTCAACGACCGCCAAAGCACGACCATTGCCAACATGGCGTTAATGGCGGGCCAGGATGAGGCGACCATCATTGAATACTGGCTGGACACCGCAGGCGTGAGCGTGCTTGATATCCAGTGCGACCCTGGACTATTTCAGATTCCATGGTCATGGCTCGACGATGAAAGCGTGATTGAGGATTGTTGGCAGTTGGCATCGGCCTGTGGCGGGCGGTTTTACGTTGATGTCGATGGCCAGTTCTGCTATGAAAATGCGTTCCACTGGTTAACCAGCCCGCACACGACCAGCCAGCAAACCTACAGCCGCACCACGGATTACAACCGATTGTCGATTCTACTCGATGACGGCGATTTGTTTTCGGACATCACCGTGGTTGCCGCTGCCCGTACAGCGGGGCCGGTTGGCAGCCTGTGGACACCGGACGGGCCGATCGTGGTTCCTGCGAGTACCACACGAACCATTGTTGCGCCACTGCGTCAACCGTTGGCGGGCGTCAACGGCACGCTGAATTACACGGTGGTGACGCATGGCGGGCGTCGGGTAACCAGCAACGTAACGGTCTCCTCACCAACCTGGTGCGCGCAGCGAGCGACATTCACCGTCGCCAACACGAACAGTTATGCCATCGTCTTGCAACAGGTGAGTATCACCGGGGCGCAGTTGGCCGGCGGCAATCAGCACGAGGAAACAGCGACCAGCAATACGTCATTTTGGAGCGGTCGCAGCCGCCGGGTGCGGCGGTTTACCGGTAACCCCTACGTGCAGACCCCGGCCCAAGCGGCGGCGCTGGCTGAAATGATGCGTGACTACTCGCAAGGTGTGCGGCTCAAGTACCAGTTGAGCAACGTCGTTGGCAACCCGGAGCGCAAAATCGGCGACTTGGTGACCATCTCCGACACCATCATGTTGGCGGCCGGCAACCGCACCGCGTACATCACCGGGCTATCCTGGCAGTGGGATTCCAGCGGCTTCAAACACACGACGATTGACTTGGTCGATGCGGCGACGCTGTATCCCTACGCTACGTCACCCGGTTACTTCATCATCGGCTCGTCTCTACTCGGTGGTACACACAAGGTTTTTTATTGATATGGCATGGACCACACCGCCAACATTTGTCACCAGCAATGCGGCTTCGGCTGCACAGCTCAATATCCTGAGCGATGATTTGGAGTTTCTCCAGGGCATTGCCGATGCGCCCAATGCGCCATTTCAGAGCCTCGTTGTGACGGCCGATGTGGATACGACGTATCACATTCGCTACGAAGGCGATGTCTATTTCCACTACAAGTACATCATCTCTGGCTCCAACGGTAACGCTGTGGACATCACGCTGAACGGCTCAAACATCTACTCCGACGGGGTGGCGAGTACGGGGACGTATGCCGGCTACGTCGATATTACGTCGCTGGGGTTGACGCCCGGCACGTGGTACCCAATCGTTTTTAAATGGAATGGCAAGCCTGGGTCGACCTGTACGGTTTGGTATCTGTTGTTGGCAAATGCCACGACATTGACGTAAGGCAGGTTGGATTATGGCTCGACAATGGACGCATGGCGACACGGTAACGGCGGCGTACCTCAACGCGTACAGCACGGAGTTGACGGCATTGCGTGCCAGGATAGGCAACACGCGCATACGCATGGCGACGCCGCATCAGTACGGGTCAGGCAACATCTATCGATTCGTCCATCGGAATCGGTGGCTTCACTTTAAGTCAACCGGGCAGATCAAGAATTCTGATGGCAGCCAACAGGCTACATTGTCACCGATCAATGACACATACACATCATTCGACCTGCAATCACTAAGTTGGTTAGCCTATGGCGATCTGTACCAGGTTGTTGGTTGCGCCATGGCAAGTGAAGAAACGGACGCCTAATGCCAAAGAATGAGCTAGTTAAGGGCATAGACTTACAGGTATCACAGGCAACATTCAACGCTGCCGGGTCTACGTCGGGCGCCGCCTCTGCTATGGAGGTACATGACCTTGACGGTGTGTGGCACTCCGGTACTTTGCCGTGGGCGTCACTCGATCTGTCTGCGGCTTCCTTGGCAGACATTACCACGCGGCCGCATAGTGCGCTGTCAGGTATCGGCGCCAACGACCACCACAATCAAAGCCATGTACTCGCCACGAATGCGGCGCTGGGTGCAGACCACACGATTTCTGGCGCTACGTCGGGCCACGTGTTGCGTGCCAGCAGTGCCACGGCGGCGGCGTTTTCAGCGATACAAGACGCTGATCTCCCCTCCACCCTGGTACGCACGAGCCGGACGATCACCAGTGGCGCTGGGTTGACCGGCGGCGGCGATCTCTCCGCTGACCGGACGTTGGCCGTCGGGGCGGGCGTTGGCATCACCGTCAATGCGGACGATGTGGCGTTGGCTTCCAGCGTCGCCGGGGCGGGGTTGACCTTTTCGGCGGGCGTGGTGGCCGTGGGGGCCGGACAGGGCATCACCGTCAATGCGGATGATGTGGCCTTGGCTTCGACGGTGGCCGGGGCCGGGTTGACCTTTTCGGCGGGCGTCGTTGCGGTGGGGGCCGGGGCCGGGTTGACCGTCAATGCGGATGATGTGGCGCTCACCACACCCGGCACGTTGACGGTGGCCACCTCCAATGCGGCAAGCGGCAGCCACACGCATGCCGTCACGAGCTCAAGCAACCCCGGTGCGGCGGCGTCCATTCTGGCGTCAACAGCCAGCGGCGGGCTGACACTCAAAACGTTGGCGGTGCAGGGCAACGTCGATATCACATCCGGCGGCGACCTGACCGTGGGTGCGAATATCCTGTTTGTGGATGTGTCGCAGGTGTCGGTAGGCATCAATGGTGCGCCTGACCCGCAGTTTGCGCTTGACGTTTATGGGCCAGCCAGGGCGGAATACTGGATTGGCCCACACGCGTTGCAAATCAAAAATGCGCTGTTGATTGCGCATTTCGACGGACGCCAACCGTTTGAGACAAATTTCAGCGGCGAGCGCAATGGGCATATGGGGCAGGTGGCCACGGTAGCAGGCGGGGCGATCTGGCGGGAGGGCAAATTCAACAAGGCGCTTCAAATCGCCGAAGCCACCACCAACCTCGTCACGAATCCCAGTTTCGAAACTGGGACGACGGGATGGACGTACACCGACGCCAACGCCTCGGGCACGGCGGCGCAAACGGCGCTGTACTCGCACTCGGGCACATACAGCGTGCGGCTGGCCAACGCCAACGCAGCGGAAAATGATTTCTACTATTGCCAGGTAGGCAGCTTGGCGGCGTCAACGACCTACACCATTTCGGCGTGGGTTAACGTGGTGAGCTTCACCTCTGGCGCTCAAAGCAACCTCGGGTTGTACGCGTACGATACGTTGGACGCCGGCGCCACCGGCCAGAGCACGACCATCACGGCGGCAACCGACGGGTGGGTGCGGCATTCGGTCACCGTGACGACCACGGCGACCGGTGGCAGCCACACGATTCAGATCCGCCTCTATGCGCCACAGGGCTACACGGCCTGGGACAGCGTGCAGTGTGAAGCCAAGGCGTATGCGACGCCCTACTGCGATGGCAGCCTTGGCGGGTTTTCGGCTGCGGGTGTGGCCGATGCGACCGGACACAGCTGGAGCGGGACGGCGCACGCCAGCAGCTCCAGCCGGCTGGTGGCCAGCGCCAGTTATCCGACCAGCGGCAACCTGCCTGCGCTGAAGGGCAGCGTGATGGCGTGGGTGAAACTCTCCTCTCTCTCTGGCACGGCGCATGTGTTGCGGGCGGATGGCACAAGCGCCGGGTACATCATGCTACGCTTTGGCACGGGGCAACTGACCGGCTACTGGGGCACGGCGGCGGTTGCCTACGCCACGCCTATCAGCGCCGAGACCTGGACGCACGTTGCCATGACCTACACCGGGTCATTGTTGACGCTGTATATCAATGGTCAGAGTGTGGCGTCTGGTTCGTCGACCGGGTTTACGGGTATGCCAGCGTCGTTTGGCGTGGGACATACAGGGACCGGGGCGGGCCAGCTAAACGGGTTGATTGATGACCTCATCATCACATCGGACACCAAAGTAGCCGATGAAATCCTGTCCATCTACGAAAGCAATGCACCTGTTTTCGCCGAGACGGCCAAGTACGGATTCCGTGCCACGCCAAAGTCGTTGGTCTGGGCCGATGATGAGGGCCTGTGGATGCGTAATACATCCGGGCAGGCGGTGTTTGGCATTTACGGAGATGATAGCACAACCAAGAGTTGGGCCGGGTTGACGTTGGCATCTGGCGACCTGGTGATTGGCGATGATAGCCGGGGCGGCTATGTGCTATGGGATGACAGCGCGTCGTCGTTAACGGTCGAGGGGATTCTGAAGATCCTGGGGACCAGCAGCTTTGAGGGGGCGGTTACACTTGCGACCGCAGGCGGCATCTACCAAGGCACCGGCACGTTTGCCAGCCCAACCACGGGGTTGAAACTCTGGAACGATTCGGGTGTTGGGCGCATCGGTGGGTACAACACCGGTACGCTTCAGTGGTACGGGGCCACGGATGGCAAGCTGTATGCAGGTGCTGGCAATGTGACGTTGGACGCCAACGGCGTTTCGATGGTGCTTACCGACTCCGAGCCGAACGCCGTCAAATGGTTGGAATCCGGCAACGTACAGGCCAAAATTGTCGGTGCGGTAGGCGGTGGCGGCACGTCGGAACTCAAGATCCAGACACGAGACTATGCGTCTGCCTTTACGTCCCGTATCATTTTGGCAGCAAATAGCAGCGCGTTTGATGAGGCGACCGGGCTGCGGATATACATGGATAACCAGTCAGGGTCATATGCGCACGTGTTGTTTACTGCATCTGACCAGATGATGAAAGTCTCTGACGTCGTTGGCGTCGTGGTCAACGAGAATGGCGTAGCAGCCTACGATTTTCGTGCGGAGTCCGACACCGAAGCCAATATGCTTTTTCTCGATTCGTCTGCAAATACACTCTACCTGGGCGGCACAACCAACGGTATTGCCATAGAAAAGGGCGGGATATTCTCCTTCATTGCAGGTGGCACTGGCAAAATCAAAGACGGAACCAACATCCCGCTGGACACCACAACCGGCACCAAGATCGGCACGGCGACCACGCAAAAGTTAGGCTTCTGGAACGCCACACCCGTTGTCAGGCCATCCGCATTCACGCAGACCTACGCCACGGCAAGCAAAACGCATAGCAACCTGACCTACGTTGCGCCGGCGGCCTACGGGGCCGGGGCGAACGGGTACAGTACGGGAGCGATGGCGGCGGCGGTGCACGCTGCGGTAATTGCATTGGCGGCAGACGTAGCCAACGTCAAGCAGGTGTTGAACTCGGTCATTGACGATTTGCAGAGCATGGGCCTGCTGGCATAGGAGGGACATGGGCAATATCAGTATCACGATTGGGGCAGAGACGGTAACGAAAGAAGTTGACGATGCTCGGTTGCAGCGACTGTGCAACCTGTTTGCAGCCGGGCTGAACTATGTGGACGGTGCAACGTTCGCCGATGGCGGGCCACCGAACACGAACAAGCAAAAACAGCGGGCCACGCTTGCGGGCGTGTTTGACCATGTGCTCAACTGGGCACGGGAGCGAAGGCGGCAGGAGCTGGCAGCGGAAGCGGCAATCACATTGGAGAACGAACTGAAATGATTGACATCGAGCGGTGGGAACAAGAACTACGTGAGGGTCTCGACAAAATGCGCCAGCAGGCGGCGGAATTGCAGATGCGCATTCACCGCCAAGAGGGCGCATTGATGTTGGCGTCGGAGCTGAAGAAAGAGCAGGCGGCGGCATCATTGCCTGCGGACGTAGTAGCGGAAATCGAACCAGTAGCCTAGTAGGCCATCCTTGCGTGTTTTGTTCGTCGCACCCGATACCGGCTCCGCCATCATCACCGAACGCCAACAACGGCTGTTGACGGAGATTTCAACGACGGGCATCAACGTGACGCCGCTTCTCGGTCGGGTGACGGTGGCGCACATCGTGCAACGGTTGCGAGGCGGCGAATACGACATTCTCTACCTCGTGGCGCACGGCTATCCAGGCGGCATTTTGCTGCACCAGACGGCGGCCGGCGTGCCAAATGAGGAGTTGACGCCTGCGCACCTCTCCTCTGTGGCACGCTACGGGTTGAAGCTGGTGGTGCTGCTGGCGTGTGACTCGGTGACAGTTGGCAACATGGTGGTCACCTCGGCGCAGGTGGATACCATCTGCACGGTGACGCAACTGGACAGCGAGACGGCGTATCTCACCGGGTCACTGTTGGCACAGGGGTTGGCGGACGGGCTGTCAATGCGTGACGCATTCGAGAAAGCCCGACCGGGCAATGATGTGGACTACGTGTATCTGGCAGCCCGGCACATTGAACTTGACAGCAAGTTGACAGGTTACGATGGTGGGCAGAGTGCGAAAATTGAAGAACATGGAAGGTTGTTGACCGAACACGGCCGCAGGATTTCAGAGCATGACGAAATTCTGCGTAACCAAGACAAGGTGTTGATCGTCTTGAAAGACAGGGGCATTCTCAAAGTCCCCGTCGAGGCGGTGTTCGGTGCAGTGGTTTTCGTGTTTCTGATTGTCCTGTTTGCAATGCTGGCGAGGGGCGGATGGTAGACATGATTGATGCTCTGTACACGGCCACAAATTCACCGCTCGTCATGGCAATAGTGACTGCCATTTTTGCGGCGACGGCGACACTGCTGGCATTTATGGCGGTGATCAAGCGACAACCCATGTTGTCATGGATGAGTATTTTCCTCTTTACCCTCGCCTCGACCGCCATGTTTTTCTCACTGGTGCGCACGGAGCCAGACCGGCAGACATTGTGTTCTCCGGTTGGCTCGTGGCTGCAACCGGAGATGATGAAAGGCGAATCGGCGAAACGAAAAAGCCCCAGGCGTGAACCTGGGGCTTTTTGATTGCTGTGCTAATTTGCGTCCTGCCTCTTGAGCACTTCAAGACGAGCGTTCAACAGCATGATGGCGAGTAGCACTTGATTGCGCTCCGTGCAGGTCTTGACCTGCACGGTAGTTTCGCCGCTGTCCATCGTCACGATCTCGGCAATACATACCGCACGCGTGATGCTGCCTTCGTAGCCGTCCGAGGCCGTAACAGGCGGTGCGTCAAGTTCAAAATTCTGTATGTACTCGGGGTCGATAGGGATATTGTCGTATGTAATGCTGACCAGTTTCCCGCCTTTTACTTTTGGCATGCGGTTAAATCCCTTTTTTGCTGTGGGGTGGCTGGCTATCGTTGCTCTGTGGAGCCTCCGTGGTAGGTGCGGTTGGCGTTGGATTCAGATACGAATCCAGCGCCAACCGCAGAAGAAAGCGGGCATGGTCGCGGGGCTTGCGCAGGTCTTTGCGCGCTGCTTGGCGCAACGCAATCATCTCGGAAACATCCAACAGCAGTGTGATCTTCTGGATCATTTCGTTTTCTACCTCCTGGGTTCGAGTCTAGCAGGGCGGGGCGGGAATTAATAGGAAACAATTAATTTCTTCCTATTGTTTCCTATTTCTTCCCCTCCGCATTTTTTCGCTTTTACGTGGGGTGACAAGTGTTTCTTGTCAGTCGATGAACAATTGCGACGGTTGCAGTTCCTCGCCAGCGCCTACCCGGTTCCACCAGCGGGTAATGGCGTCGGTCAATACCCAGCAGGAGAAATAGCCCAGGTTTTCGAGTTTCTCCAGCAGTGCCGGGCCGTCGATGGCCCACTTTTCAGCCAGACCATCGGGCAAGGCATCTTCGATTTCCATGGCGACGTGCGCAACACTGGCGGTGTCCACAATCCAACCGTTGCACACGTCTACGATGGCGGCCATTTCGCCAGTGGCGAATAAGCTCTGTAGGTACTCCCGCTCCCGCACACGTGCCAGGGTGAGGCGGTCGAGCGTCTCACGGATGGACATAGACACGTTGTCAGCATCAAACATTGCCCAGTGGTGCGGCAGGAGCGTCACGGTGCGGGGCTCCGTTGCCACCTCGCCTGCAACGGGGCGGCCTGCGCCGGGGCGTTTGCCGCCACGGCCATTTGTTGCGGTCATGATGCGTTTCCTTTGCCCGCAGATTACCCGCTGCGGCGCCGGGTGTTGGGTGTGGTGATTACCGTGACAGCATGCGCATTTCGATGTTGCGCTCCTCATCGCTGATCTGCGGTTCCTCACCGCGGGCGATAGCGAGAAAAAAGGCGAGATGCGGATTGCTGGCGTGCAGCTCACCTTCGTATTTTGCGGTGAAGTTTGAGCCGCCTTGGCTCATAAACGGATACGGGTTACCACCGCCTGCCTTCGTGCGCTGGAGTTGCGCACGAATTTCTGACTTGTGATAGTGCGTGCCGCTTTGGTTCAACTGCACCGGATACGTGTTCCAGTACGACGATTCAGCCAACACTTCACCATTGCAGGTGAGATTCCAACAATCGCCATTGTGCCACGTTTCCATTTTCACATGGCAGACGCCGGCGGCATTTCCGATGGCGAGAATTTCTTTTTCCACGCTCTCCATGATGTTGATCCGCTGCGACATTCCGTCGCTGCCAGCCGGGTCGTACCACTGGCCGGCTTTGGCGCTATAGCGGAACCCGGCTTGGCACATCGGGTGCGCCGGATCTTGGTTGGCAATTGCCAACCGCTCTGTCACTGTCAGATAGGCGTCCATTTTCTATTCCTTCCCCCTCGGGGGTATCTGGTTGCCCGCTGCGTCGGCGGCGCTTGGCGCTGGGTGTGTTGATTAATCTACCTGTTCCAGTTTCAGGGAGAGGCTAGCCATCGTCACGGCGTTGGCCATATCCTTGGCGACTGCAACGATCTTGGCGAGCGGGCGGCGGTCGCCCGGATTCACATCACTTGCGAGTTTTGTCCATGCGGCCAGCATCGTGGCTGCGCTTTCCTTGACCTGCTTCTTGCAGTACTCTCCCGCCTCGGGATCTTCATTGAATTTTTTTGCCCAGAATTCCACCTGCTGGGCCTCTGCCAAGATTTCCATTGCGAGTTCGAAGGTGTTGGTGTTCATGGGGTCATTCTCCTTGTTCTTGTCTGTCTTTCGGGTGACTCGCTGTCTCCCTGTGGTTTGATTGTATCATACCTAATCAAACGGGTGTTAGCACAATTGTGCACAGTTTCTCCCGCTGCAATGGCCGCGCTTGGACAAATGAAAACCCGGCATTGCTGCCGGGCGTCTTGTCTGTGGAGCCGGGGGCGTTGTCTATGGAGCTACTCTGTAGACAAGGCATCCTGTACCAGATCGTAGCTGGCTTCGAAAATATCGGGTTTGCAGGGGTACACCTCACCCTTCACGCCACGAATGATGTAATCGCCTACATTGGCGTACATTCTCCCCTCCAACGTATCGACATAGATGACGTTCTTTAGGCCCTCACTAGCCCTTCCGAAGATCGATTGCATTTGTGGCCGTGTCCAATCCGGGAAAGGCCCCAAGTCACGAAACTGCTCTTTGGTCAATTGAAACGCATCGATGATGATCGGCCGCTTCTGGTATCGTTGGCTAATTGCGTTGTTGTCCATTTCCTCTCCTGTATCTGTTGTCGTGTTTTCTGCCACACCGAACTGCCTGCGCTCATCATCTCGCAGCCGCGCCAAGTCCGCTTGAACCATAGCCTTCATCGCTGGTGTGGCCTTTTCTACCAACACGCAATCGCTTACGTTGGCCCGGCCGGGCGGCCATCCAACCGGCCATAAATACTGGCCAGCCACGCCGGCCACAATCCAGTGTTCGTCGCTGGGCAAGTGGTGCACGGTATCGCCGGTGTCAATCGTTTCGACTTGCTCGGCGGTTGGCCGAGGAAACAACGCGGATTGCCAGTGTAGACCACGTAGGTTCATGTACCCGGCCGGGGCAATGCGGCCTTCACGGACGTACCACCTGTCGTCTCTCGTTTCGCACCATGGCTTGTTTTCAAACCACAACGCCTGTGCCTTGGAGTTAACCGCAACGTAGTTTGCCCAGTCCGGCGCTGCCGTCCAGTCGATATTGGATGCTGTTCGCTCACTCATAAATTACTCCTATATCGACTGACAAGAAAGGGTTATCAGTCGTTATTTTTTGTTGCGCCCTGTGTTGAATACAGCATCGGCCGGCGATACGCTGCGCTGCACGGCCTGTACGTCGTGGCTCGCCATGTGCATGTAGGTGATTGCCATATCTAGTGTCTCATGGCCAAGCATCAAACACAAGGTGTGCACGTCGCCGCCATTGAGGATATAGCGCACGGCAAACGTGTGGCGGAAACGATGCGGGTGTACATCGTTGACGCCGGCATTGTCGCCGATGCGCTTCAGCAGTTTCTCAACGCCGCCGCGGTCCATCGGCGATTGCGTGCCAGTGGAGAAGAGCGGCGCCGCAGGCAAGGCGGCCGGGCGACTGGCCATGTACGCCCACAACGCCAAGGCAGCGGTGTCACCCATGGCCAACGTGCGCTCTTTGCCACCCTTGCCCTCCCTGACATGCAGCCGGCGCTCTGTGCTGTCGTAGTCGCTCACCCGCAGGTCGCAGAGCTCCTGCACGCGTATACCTGTGTCCAACATGACGAGGATCAGCGCCCGGTCTCGCTTGTACGTGGCACGGCGAGACCTGGTGGGCTTGCCTTGTTTGCCCGTCCAAGGCGCTGCCCACTCCGTTGCCCGAATGATGGCCCGGCATTGCTCCACCGAAAAGATGACGATCTCCGGCTTCGGAAAGCGAGGCCGGGCGACGTTTGCCAGCGGGTGTACGGTGACGCCGATGTCGGCCTTGATGGCCCAGCTCCACAAGGCCGACAGCGCCACCCACAGGTCGGACAATGAGCGCCTCGATAGCCCACGGTCGAACTGCGCATTCAGGAAGGTCTCGACGTGGCGGCCGGCGATTGTGGTTACGTCAACGCTGCCTACGTGGCCCGCAAAGAGCTTGAATGCCCACGCGTAATTGCGTTGCGTTGTTGGTCGAAGCGTCCGCCGGCGGGCCAGGAAGAAGCCGGCGGTGAGCTCCTGAAATGTCATAACGAATCAGTCTCCAGTTTGGCGACGGCTTCGCATATACAAACAAAGAAGCCACCGCACATGTGTACGATGGCTTCTTTTTGCGGTGTGGTCGGGGAGAGAGGATTCGAACCTCCGACCTCTTCGACCTGCCCCGGCCCCAACATCCGCAACAGGGATAACAGGCGATCCTCTGCCACCATGGCACGCCGCACGGCATACGGCGCACTGGTCTCTTTGAGGCTGAATACTTCCTCTTCACTTAGCTGGTCATCTGCCTGCCCGAGCAGCGGATCGGCCGTCTCGCCTAACAGATAGGCGACCGACACGTTCAACGCCTTGGCAAGCGGTGTCAGGCGTTCCAGCGTGACAGTCTTGGCCTTACCGTTCTCCAGTTCAGACAAATAAGTATTGCTAATCCCGGCAATCGCCGCGACCTCCTTTTGCTGTAGGGATAAATCGAGGCGGGAAAGGTGTAGCCGCCTGCCCAGCATCTTCATATCCATGGCTTCCAGTTTAGTCCACAACGAAACGGGGTTTTCTGGCAGCGAATTGTTTCGTTCTTGGCGAATTGATTATTGACAACGCATTGCATTGTGGTACAATTTCGTTGTAGGCGAATAAATTCACTGGTAGCGAAATATGGAGGGCATTGAGTATGTCAGAAGTGGAGACCCGGTCAGAAACACTGTGGGTACGGGTGCAGCCGTCGCTGAAACGCCGGTTGCAGGAGCTGGCGGCGAAGTCCGTCGCCAAGGATGTGAGTGATCACGTGCGCTTTGCCATCGAGGAATATCTCGAGGCGCACGAGGCGGCGGCGGAGATGCCAGAGGCGGTGCAGGCATGACGTACCAGGTAGGTGACACGGTGCGGATTCTGGCGAGTGCGTTCGATCAAGATCCGCAGTTCAAGCCGCTGTGTGGCGAGCTTGCTCGAATCGTCGTCGTCGCCGCTTACTGGCACCCGACTTCGCCGCCGTACAAAATCGCCCCCGTGGCGCAGGACGACAACTGGTCGCAGCGGTGCGGTTTTCCAGATGACGGAGCCCTCGACGCCGATGGCGGCTTCGTCTGGGCGTATCCCGATGAGCTGGAGAAGGTGACGACATGACACCAGAGGTAGCGTTCATCGCCGGCATGCTGGTGGCGGCGGCGGTCATTCTCTCACGCTGGACAGCCGAGGAGCGCCAGCGGGCGGCGGAGTTGGAAACAATCATCAATCTCATTCAACAACTGGCACGACTCACGGAGGAAACGACAGATGAACACAGCGGCGAAGCAAACCGTGCACGAGCTCGAGTCCTTGACCTTTGAGCAGCGCTGGCTGATGCAGGAGCTGATCAACCATCCCGAAACGGCGAGTTTATGGATTGCAGATGGCGAATGGATTTTCACCATCCACAACGTGCGGCAAAACGTTGTGCCACAGGAAGACATCACCGAGTTGGCTCACGCCGATCTCATTGGTACAGCACAGGGCACCCGCGGCAATTTCGTGACCTGGTGGCCCACGATTTCGGGCCGGGCAGCGCTCCTGCGAGAGGCCCCCAAGCCGGAGTTTTTCGCCGGCAACGGGCCCGGCCTGGCTGCCGACTCCACCACCACGACTACTCAATTCGAATTCGATTTGCCTGCTCTGGAACGCATCGCCACGGCCTTGGAAGCCATCGCCGCCGGCGTCCTGGCCATTGACGCCAAGCTGCAACGGTTCATCGCTGACGTTGACGGCCGTGACCCCTGGGCTTCCGACGAAATAGCGGGCCACCATGAATGACGACAGCGCCAACAACGATGATGTCAACCGGCCCGACTGGCTGGGCATCGTCGCCATTGCAATTCTGATTGCTTTCCTGGCGCCTGCGCTGTTGGCAGCCCTGTTGCCCATCGCTGTACCCCTGGCGGTTGTGTTGTTTTTGGTCTGGTTGATTTTCCGTCGCTAACACGAAGGTAGCAGGTCATGAACGCGTCGCTGAGTTTGGCACTCATTTTGGCCATTGTCTGGGGGATTGTTTGGGCAGTGGCGCTCCAGTTCACATCGTGGGGGCGCTGGCTGGCCGTGCGGCGCACCTGGATCACCGTCGTGGTGGGTGTGGCCGGCGTCGGACTCATCGCCCTGCTGGTGGTGGATATCGGCGCATGGCTGCAACTGGTGGCCATCATGGCAGCCTCTTCACTAGGCGTCATTATCCGGTCACTCATCAACGAATTCAGAGAGGAGGCATGAGCACCACAACCCGCCCGCCCAACAAGACGCTGTGGGCGCTCGACGAGGCCATCGGGGAACACGATCCGCAGCTGGCACAACGGGTAGAGGCGCTGACAAAACAGATTCGCAGGGAGATGGACGAAGCCGGCCGGCGCTTCGACAAGGCAGCGCAGGCCCGGTTGGGAGAGATGGCGCTGACGGTCTTGGAGGTGCAGATCAGCGCCACCAGACTGCAACAACTACACCAGTTGGCACGAGCCAACGACTACGATAGGAGGTAAGGGGATGGCACAGAAGAAAACACGGTTGGAGGAATTGAAAGAAGAACTCGAGTACGCCCGGCGCTGCAAAGACTGGTTGACGGCCGAAGCGATTGAGAAAGAGATCGCCGAACTCGAACGGGTACTCGCAGCGCACCAGTAAGCAGACACAGAAAGAGCCCCGTCGCCTGGTACGCAACTGAGCTCATGAACCAACCTGACACACACAAGGATAACACACGATGCAGACGCCTTCCATTCTCGAAATCACGTTGACCTTCACGACGCCAGTGCTTGGCACGGCGCCCAGCAATCCCAACATCTACACCGACTACATTGCCGACACGGCCATCAAGGAGGGGGCCATCAACGGCGACCGGCTACAACGGGAGTTGGACGCCTTACCGGCGGACGAATACCGCGGCGCCACCGTTTTTCGTCGTGACGAGCAAGGCCGGCCCTCGTTCATGGACTACATGATCAAGGGATTTTTCAAGGACACCTGCACCGCCCAACGGCGGTTTGACGTGGCTTTGAGCAAAGACGTGGCAGCGCACAAAGCCAAAATCAACGACGTGTTGTTCATCACGCCGCAGTTCATTCCGATTCTCAACCAGGATGGCAGCACACCGGCGGTGACGATGTTCGAGCGACCGCTTCGGGCTGATACGCCGCAGGGCGCTCGCGTGGCGCTGGCTTCCAGCGAGATGATCGCCGCCGGCACGCAGTTGACGTTTACGCTCGAAAACTATGGCGTCAACACGCTGAGCAAGGACCTCATCAAGGAATGGCTGCAGTACGGGCGGATGCGGGGGCTCGGGCAATTCCGCAACGGCGGGTACGGGCGATTCCGCTACGTCATCACCGCCACCAGCGGCCATTGGGACGCACCGGCATTGCCAAGTCCTGCAAAGCGCGCCAAAGGCAAAGGCACCGCGTAGCCAGTCGATCCTATGGCAAGGCATTGTCTTGCAAAGACATGGCACAGGCAACGCTTAGCGGTGCACTGCTACGCAATGGCAAAGCGTTGTCTTGCGATGCCCAGCACAAGCGTAGTTCAGTTGTGCGTTGCTATGGCAAAGGACTGCGTTGCTATGGCAAAGCACTGCGGGGCATAGACGAGCGCAGGCGCAAGCGTAGCGATGCGTAGTCAAGCGCAGGTGTGGCAATGCAGAGTGAGGCGCAAGCATAGCGTACCGCAGCGGATTACTGCTCTGGCAATGCAATGCACAGCTCTGGTTAGCACAGGCGAAGCGAACCGATGCACGGCCTAGCAATGGCAATGGCAAAGCCAAGTGTGCGATGCTCAGGTGCGGCAATGCGAGCCTTGGCGAAGCAGCGGCATAGTACCGCGAGGCTTTGGCATGGCAGGGCGGCTCGATGCGTTGCGGGGACGGGCACAGTGAAGGCGATGCTGTGCAAGGCCCAGCAATGGCAGAGACTGGCAAGGCACGGCACGGCAAAGGCTTAGCGGCGCGATGCCTTGCACGGCAAACCATAGCAAATCATGTCAAGCACGCCTTTTCGTGAGACACGGCAAGACCAGCGCAGGCAACGAGAGGTGATACACCAGGCCGCACAGGCGGAGTAATGACGAGCAGCCCGCAGCGCCTGCACGGCAAAGCGACGCTGCGCACAGCACAGGCAAAGCGCCGCACGGTTTCACAGTGCACAGGCACGCCATTGTGAGCAGTCTCACGCAATGGCACGGCGCGGCACAACGAACCACAGCACAGGCAATGCACTGCAAAGCATCGCAAGGCACAGGCAATGCACCGCAACGCCTCACACACCACAGCACAGGCAAAGCGGTCGAGTGCAGCGCATCGTTAGGGCATTTCAATTCAATTCAATGGCAGGTTTTCACGCCTCGGGAGGGCGTACCAGAGAGATGAGCAACAACGTCATGGCGATCTATCAGGAGATCATGCAGCAACTGGACAGCAAGCCGATGGAAATCGCCATGGCGGCGCACCAGTTGGCCGATGCCAAGGCCGATGCGCAGAACATCGCTGCGCAACTTGACGACATGGAAGCGTCGTGGGTCATGGCGCAGGGCGGCTACAAGGCCATCGGCGCCAACGAAAAAGAACGGGACATGCGGCTGGTCACGCTGCGCAACTCGCCAGAGTTTCAGCCGGCCATGGAGCGGCTGCGCTACGCCAACGCCGTCGCCGATGACGCCCGCCTCCTCGTGGCCCGCCTGGAACGCCAGTATGAAGCCATCTGCCACAAGGCCCGGTTGACGACCGGGGTCATGAGCTACCTTGGCAATCTGGCGCTGCCGGTCGGCAATGCCATTGTGCAGGCGGCATCGGCGCAACTGTTCGAGCTGCCCGGCGGCGACACATCGTTCACCGGCGGCAATGATGACGGTCTCGTTTCAATTCTCGACGCCGAAGCCATCGGGCTGTAGGCATCTTCGTTTTTTCTTTGACAGTACAGGAGATATCACGTGAGCGTTTCTAACATGACAGATGCAGAAATTGTCTTTGACCCGACGGCCGTGGAAGGCATCGACCAAAGCACGGTCGAGCAAGTGGAGCAGTCATTCCCGGTCATCCAATGGAATGGCGGCAATCAGAAAATGAAGAAAGCCGGCGGCATGGACTACGCCGGGGGCTTCTTTATCCCCGAGGATGCGGTTGACGCAGACGTGTTGTTGGCCAACCGCTGGGAAAAGACCACCTACTCCCATGGCGAAAAGGAAACCGTGGGCTTTTGGCGCCGGGAACTGGCCATCTCCGTGATCGCCATGCGCAAGCGCTGGGAAGTCACGGTTGAAGGCAGCCGCTTTCCGACGCCCTTCCCGTGGTCGGCCTACGAACAGGCGAAGGCCTACGGCCGCCCATCCGGTCGCACCCATGCCCTGATCCTGGTCAAAGGCATGGAGGAACTGGGGCCGTTTGTTTTGACTTTGAAAGGCACGGCCGCCATGGCGTTCGAGGGCGGGCGCAACAACCCGTCGGTGATCACCAGCTTTGCGCAGACGGTCATTCGCAAAGCCGACATGGAGTCAAGCGCCGCCGCCCACAAGGCCGGCAAGCCGACGGGGCAGCGCTGGCCCATCCGTTGTTTCTGGCTGCCCATCGGGGCCGCTCGGGACGCCAAAGGCGAACCTGTTTTCACGCAGGTCGGGCAGGGCGCCAACACCATCAATCTTGTGTTGCCCGTGGCGCTGGGGCTGCCAGAAAAGGCGGAGGGTGTGCAGCTGGGGCGCTTCTATGTCGGGGCGGATCTGCTGCGCAAGACGAATGAATTGTTCGCCGAAGCGCAGGCCTCCGGCTGGCTCGATGCCTGGAAGAGTTTCAACAACGCCGCCGGCGTCAACGTCGCCGGCACTGCCGAAGCGGCGACCGGCAAGAGCAATGGCTATGCCGACGCGCCGGTGGCCACCGCAGCAGTGGCGACACCTGACAGTGAACTGTTGTCGAGTCTCGGTTTGTAGTCTGGTCAATGACAAAGTTTGGCCGGCGGTTGCTGCGAACAACCGCCGGCCTCTTTCGGAGGAGAGAAGATATGAGCAGTTTATCACAAACCATGTTGCGCCTGTGGGAATCCGCCTGTTGCGATGCGCCGTTGCGGCCGTCGTGCCGGGTGGAGGATGGCCGCTTTGTCCTGCGCATTACAGGCAATGTTGCCCAGTGGCCGGCGTTGCTCAAGGCGGCGGGCGTGCCGTTTCACGCCGAACGCCAAACAACCGGTGACACGCTGGTTGTTTCGTGGCCGTCGTTGGCGGATGAAATCTTCGCCGATGGCGGCAAACTGGCGGCGTTGATTCCGGGCTATCAAGTGCGCATGCCGCAGGTCCACATGGCCCGCCTCGTGCAACGGGCCATTGAGATGGGGCAGCCGGGCGTGGTCGAGGCGGGGACCGGCGTTGGCAAGTCGTTCGCCTATGCCGCCATCTGCATGGCGATGGGGCGCAAGGTCATCATTTCGACCAGCAACAAGAATCTGCAAATGCAGCTCTACCGCAAGGACGTGCCGCTGCTGCAAAAGATTTTCCCCGGCCAAACCGTCGCCTTGGCGGTGGGCAAGGGCAACTACGCTTGTCGCAACAAGGCGGAAGATCCGATTCATCGCACGGTGAAAATCGACGATGCCAACCTGTTGAACTGGTACAACGCCACGGCCACCGGCAACACGGAGGAATTGACGACCTCCGTGCCGTGGGAAGCGCTGGCGAAAATCACGGTCGATGATGAGTGCGCCGGCAAACATTGCGTGTTCTTTGGCGACTGTTTTTATTTCGACGCCAAAACAGAGCGCAACACCGCCAACGTGGTCATCACAAACCACGCGCTCCTTTGCCTGCACACCAGCTACCCAGCCGCTGGCATCCTGCCGCCGGCTGATGTACTCGTGATTGACGAGGCCCACAAGCTGGCCGACTACGCCCGCAACGCCCTTGGTTTTGAAACGACGCCCGGCCGCATGCGCAGCGCCATTCGCAAGGTCATGAAATGGATGGGGCCGCAGTCTACGCAGGAGACCGAACGGGCGCTCGACCAATTCACGGCGGAACTGTTCGGCCTGGTACGCAACTCAACGGAATTTCAGGTAGGCCTTCGCTCTGATGTGGCGCTGCCTGCGGGTGTTGAACTCCAACAGATGATCATGGGCTTGGCGGAGGATCTTTGGGGTGAGGAAGAGCCGCCGGCCACCGCCGTCGAAGAGATCAAGAAGTCCAAGCGGGCGCAATCGTTGCGGGCGTTGGCCGCCAACCTGTCGGCCTTCACCGTCCATCATGGCGACGAAGTGCGTTGGCTGGAGCCCGACCGCCAACAACGTACCAACCTGGACACGCTGAAACTATGCGCCCAACCGGTTGATGTCTCGACATTTTTGGCAGGCCTCGCCGGGTATGACCTGCGCGAAGGCGATGGCGGCAATGATGGCGGCGGCGGCCATGCGCTGGACTACACCCAGTGCACCCGTTGCCATCGCAAACTCACAGCGCCGGTTGTGCATCTGTTGGACGGTATGCCCTATGGCCCCGATTGCATCCTCAAAGTTGATGCGCTTGGCGATGCCGAACAGGTGGATCTGGCGCACTGGTTGACCAGCTTCTCTCCCTCTGGCACGCAAGGCGATGGCCTTGACAATGGCGAGCCAGAGAAGGTGCGGCGCACGACGGCCCCGGCGGTGATTTTCTGTTCGGCGACGTTGGCGACGCCCCGCCTCGATACGTTTTTGCGCCAGGTCGGGCTGCCCGATGCCTTGCAGATGCAGGCGCAATCGCCCTTCGACTATGCGTCGCAGGCGCTGCTCTACGTGCCCAACGGTTCATCGCCCGCGCCGGGCAGCCCCGACTATGGCCCGTGGTTACTTGAGCAGTTGGACGACCTGGTGGCGGCGTCACGCGGTGGGGCGTTCCTGCTGTTCACCTCCTTTGTCATGCTGCGCAATGCCGTGACGTATTTGACGCCTACCATTGCCCGCCAAAAATTGACCATGTTGGTGCAAGGCGACCTGCCCAAACTCGAGATCGCCCGGCGCTTCCGCGACGATGGCAACGCCGTGTTGTTCGCCACCAAGAGCTTTTTCGAAGGCGTCTCGATTGATGGCGACGCCCTGCGGTTGGTGGTGGTGGACAAGATGCCCTTCGATGCACCGTCGCCCATCAGCGCTGCCCAGGACACCCAGGCTCGGGTCTACGCTCGTGACACGTTGGGGCTCACCGGGTCAAAGCTGGAGCGCTACCCCTTCGATGCACTGGCTGTGCCAAAGATGATCATCGAGCTCAAGCAAGCCGCCGGGCGGTTGATTCGCACCGACACCGATCGCGGCGTGATTGCCATCCTCGACAACCGCCTGCGCACCAGCCAGTATGGCCGCAGCCAGGTGCTGCCATCGTTGCCGCCGGCGCCGCTCACCAGCAATGCCGGGCAGGTGGTGACGTTCTTTGCGGAGCCCGAGCGCACCGCCGGAAAACTTCGTGACGCGGCGCTGGTCGCCGAACGCCTCTCTCTGAGGCCCTGATTTGATTACAACCATGTGCGCGTCGAGGGGTCAAATAGTCGCCGGCGGGGTTGTCATTACTCCCCGAAACTCCTACCCCTGCCATCCTGGTCAGTCCAGCGCATACAGGATGGATACCCATATGGTACCCCTTTGCCGCTACCGGGTGTCACGCAGCCCGGTAGCGGCCTTCTCTCCCATAAAAATGAAATTGACTGATTGACCAGGAACGCCCAACACAATGACACCACAAGAAAGCGACCCAGGGACGGAAGGACAAGCGCAGGGCACGGCGAAACACTGGCGAGAGATGGCGCGGGCATTCTGGCGACAGGGCTTCAACATCGTTCCTCTCGGTGACGACAAAAAGCCCATCGTCACCCAAATCGCCGACAACGGCAAGCGCCTGCACTGGCGCTGGGAAGACTGGCAGATACGGCGACAAACCGAAAAGGATCTCAATGGCATCTTGCGCCCCGGCTGGTGGGCCGATGTGCGCGGCATCGCCGGCATCGGGGGCGTCAATGACCTGGTGTGCATTGACTTCGACGAGGCGGGCGCTTCGGCGTTGTTCCTGCAACAGTTCCTCGCCGAACTGGGTGACGAGGCGGCGGGCGACTGGGCCGTGCATACGCCCTCCGGCGGTCGCCATGTCTGGTTGCGCTGCCCCGGCTTGATCCTCGACAAAGGCAAGCTGGATCGATCCGGCAAGGGCGAATTCCACACAAGCGGCGGCCATATTGAGCTGCGCCATACCGGCCATTACACGGTGCTCCCCGGCTCCCGCCACCCCAACGGCGGCTTCTATCAATGGCACGGGGCCATTCCGCAACATGACCCGGTCACCGTAGCGCCAGAGATTCTGTTGTTGGCCTACTTCGCCGTCACCGACGAACCACAAAAAAACTCAACAGCGCAAAACGCTACAAGCCCGCTACAGCCCGCCACTGCCCCCAGAAACAACGATACACGCTCAAAGGCGTCCTACGCCACCAAGGCCTTGCAGGACGAAGCGCAGGCCGTTTCGGCTACACCCGAGGGCAGCCACAAGCGCAACGCACGGCTCAACGAAGCGGCGTTCAACCTGGGGCAGCTGGTCGGCGTCGGCGACCTTGACGAAGCGTTGGTCAGAGAGACGCTACTGGCGGCGGCGGAGCAATGCGGACTCGAGCAAGACGAGGCGGCGGCGACGATTGATTCGGGTCTCGAAGCCGGCAAGGCCAAGCCGCGGCCGCCACGCGCCAACAGCCGCAAGCAAACGCAGACGGCAAGCGCTGCCAGTTTTGACGGCGACGATGTCATGACGCACGGCTTTTCGGCCACCACGCCCGACCCGGCGACGCTCACCAGCTCCCTGCTGCTGCCCCCACCTGGTACGCCAAGCCCAGCATCATTGACATCGACGCCAACGCCGGACAGCGTGCCAGAGAAGGAGAAGCCCGAGCGGCCGAACTCATGGCCCTATGGCGAAAAAGACGGGCGGCTGGTTTTCTTCTACGAGGTCAAAGGCGAGCCGATGGACTCCAGAATTGCTGATTTCACGGCGCGCAACGTCGAAGAGATCACCGAGGAAGACGGCAGCCGCACGTTCACGATTCTTGGCTCTGCGCTGCGCGGCGGCGCTTTCCGGTTGGAGATCAACGCCGAAATCATCGGGCAGCCGCGGGTACTGCGGGCGCTGCTGGAATCGGCGGCCGGGGCGAAAGACCCGGTCTACCCCGCCATGACGGAACATTTGCCGGCGGCCATCAAGCTGCTGACCCGTGACGATGAACTGGTGTCCATCAAGCGCTTTCGGCGCACCGGCTGGCACGACGGTCACTTCCTGATGCCGGGTCGCCAGTCGGACAACAAGCAAATCCGGGTGGACCTGGACCGCAAATTGCCGTACTCGTTTGATTGCGTGCCAGAGGAGGAGGGCGCTGCATCGCTGGCCATCGCGCAAGAGGCGCTTGCTTCGCTGGTCAATGCCATCGAGCCGGGCTTGGCGTTGACGGTGTTGGCCCAGCTGCTCCAGGCGCCATTGCAGCGGGTGGCCGGCTGGCAGGGCCGCTACGGCATTTTCATTCAAGGCCGCACAGGCAGCCTGAAAACGTCGTTTTGCCAGACGCTCATGTGTCTCTATGGCCCGCGCTTTGCCGAGCCGGATCTGCTCCTGAAGTGGGGTGAGGGCGCTACCCGCAACGCCATCATGTCGATGGCCGCCCGAGCCCATGACCTGCCGCTCCTGATCGACAACTACAAACCGAACACCGGCGGCGGCGGCAAAGATTTCGTGGCGCTGATTCACAACATCCTGGAAGGCGGCGAGAAGGACCGCCTCAACGCATCGTCGGAGTTGCGCCAAGCCAAGTCCATCCATTGCTTCCCGCTGATGACCGGGGAAGACGTGCCCGATCAAGACGCCGCCAGTGTGGCCCGCGTGCTCGTGCTGCCCTTCCCCTGGCAGCCTGGCACGCCCAACGAAACGTTGGCCCATGCCCAGGAACGCAGCCAGCATCTGCAAGCCCTCGGTTCGGCCTGGGTTGACTGGTTGGAAGACAAGGCCAACGCCGAGACCATCAAGGGCATCGCCGGGCAAATCTGGCAGCGTCAGCGCTACTGGGCCAACGAACTCACCAGCTACAAGACGGGCATGGCCAACGCCTTACGCGTGGCTGCCAACCTCGCCAGCAATGAGCTTGCCTTCCAGGTGGCCTTGCAGTGCCCGGCGCTGGCTGCCGTGTTGTCGCCCGTGGCCCCGTGCCATGCCGCAGGCCTGCGCTCCATTGCCCAAACCATGGCCAGCCGCACCGCCGAAGCGCTGGAAGCTCACCAGTTCCTTGGTGCGCTGCGGGAGCTCATTGTCACCCGGCAGTACATCCTGCAACCGCGGGCGCTGCCCGACAACGACATGGAGCGCGATCGGGTGTTGGGCTGGTGGGACTCCGACGGGGTCTACCTGCTGCCGTCGCTGGCACTAAGTGCGGCCAAGCGGCTGCTCGGGCAAAACAGTCTGCCGATCTCGATACAGGGGTTGTACAGCCAGTTGGAAGGGCTGGGCAAGATTGCCAGTCAGGACAAGAACCTCACAACGAAAACACTGCGCATCGGCGGCAAGGCGATCAGAACGCTGCATCTTAAGTTGGCGGCCTTTGGCACGGGAAGCAACGCCGAAGGCGACGATGAACCCGAGGATGATACACCGCAAATCTTGCGGGAGCTTGGCTTGTGAGCCGCCGCGTTGCAGACCCGTTGCAGACTTTCAAAAAGTCTGCAACGCGAAAATACAGATGCGCGTTGCAGAAGTTGCAGAGTTGCAGAAAAATTTCATATAGCCTACGTATACGCGAGAGTGCCAAAGTGAAAACAAAAATGGAAACGAAAAAAATACAAATAATTTCCCCTATAGTGTCTATTAATCAACTTTTCTGCAACGCTGCAACATCTGCAACTTTCCAGAGTAATTTTCTGTTGCAGCCTTTTAAAAAGCCTGCAACAAGTCTGCAACGCGGCAGTCACGGTGCGCTATGAAGCCCGAAATTTCCGATTGGGGCACGTTGTTTTTGGCGATGTGGGTGCAAAACGGCACCTGCTCCCTCACTGGCACGCTCCGAGACGGCGACGGCGCTTTGCAGCCGAACATCATCGACCGTTGCGGCGCACCATGGCCCGCACTGGCCGAGGCGCTGGCCGATGCCCGCCTCATTGACCTGCCGCTGATGATCCTCTGCAACGATGCCGCCATCGTACAGGCCTTGCAGGGCAAGATCCCACCAGCGCCAACCAACACCGAACGAATCTTTGTCCTGCACGACAAAGAGCAACAGATCAAGACTAAGCGCAAAGGCGAGTACATCGAAGTTGGCACCGGTGGCGACGCTGATCACTGGCTGTGCTTGATGACTCTCTCCCAGTGGCCCGCCGCGTGGCGCGCCATCGTAGCCACCCACATGCCAACCATGGAGGAACAATGGAAGCGACAATTCCAACCAGCGTGAAACGCCGTCAAATCTTGGAAGCCAAAGCGGAAGCCGAGCGCCTGCATGCACTGGCTTACTTGCCTCGACCCGTCAAGCAAGCCGACGGCACGACACTGCCCCTCTGTTGGAGCGGGCGTGTGCACCGGGCCTTCGACGTGGCCAACGCCCTCCAGCGCAACGGCGATGCCGCCAAGCTGGCCATCGTTGAAAAGGCGTTGGCTACCTTGCAGGCCGAAGCCAGCGCGGCGGCCAACAAAGCCAAACTGGCAGAGTCGGCCTACTGCGAGCTATGCGCGTTGGCCGGTGAGACACCCGTGTTTCCCGATGTGGTCGAATGCCCATGCGCTGGCTGCGCAGGCCAACGCGCAGCCACGGAGCGCCTCAACGCCGCTGCGCAGTACCGAGAAGCGGCGTGGGAGCTGCTGGGCGCCACGGCTGACCAGCGCCCGGCGCTGCTGGAGCTGATGGCCAGCGCCAAAGACGAACGCCAACGGGATAAACTTTGGCGCATGTTGACCACCGCCTCTACCGCCATGGCTCGCTACGAGGCAGCGTGCCGGGCGATGAACGAAGCGCCCGACTGGAGCGTGTGGCGATGAGTCGATTGACCATTGTGCTCCAAGATGAGCGCCCGTTGTCCTGGAACAAGTTCTATGCCGGCAGTCACTGGACAAAGCGCAAGGCGGCCAAGGATGCAGCGAAGTTGGCCGTGCGCCAGGCGCTGCCGCCGCAGGTCATCAATGGCGAGGGATGGCCGGCGCCGGGGCCGGTGCGTATCACGGTAACGGCCTACATGGCGGGGCGGCTCTACGATGTCGACAATGTCTGCACGAAGCTGTACGTCGATGCGCTCAAGGGCTGGGTCATCAACGACGATAGCCCGGCGCATGTGACGGCCGTCACCCCCGTGGTGCGCCGGGCGGACAAAGGCGGGGCACGGGTGGAACTGGTGATTGATGATGATGCAGCCGCTACCGACTGAGGACCGCAGTGCGCCGGTGATACCCACCGAGCGTGTGGGCGTCGTGGTGGAGCGGTTGATCTTGGGTCACCGCTACAGCACGCAACAGGTGGCGGACATTGCCGGCGTGTCACCGGAGGGCGCCCGGCTCATGCTCATCAAATTGAGCCGCTTGCTGCCGATTCGCTACGAAAATCAGATGTGGATCTACGAACGGAGGTCATGACATGGAACACAACTACGTCACCGCGCAGCCGCCGGCCACCGACGCCCCCAGCGCCAAACCGCCGGAACATATCAGCGCCTTGCAAACAAAGCTGGCCGGCGATGCCAGCGTGGCCGCCGGCTTTGCGGTGTTGGTGGCCGTGTCGTTCTGGTTGGCAGGGCGGGGCTTCCAGGCCAGTGGCTACGCTGGCCTGATCATGGGCCTCATTGTCTTGGGTGTTCGGTTGTCGGGTCTGCTGGGGGCCGCACAGACGATTCTAGTCATTGCCCGTCTGCGGCTAACCATCATGGAAATGGCGGGGGACAACGCAACGTTGGAACGGCTACTCGATGAGCGTGACGCAACCATCGATTCATTGCGGCTCGACCTGAATGCATCACGGGCAGAAGCCAACACCCTGCGCAGCGGCAGCTATCGCAGCGCCGAACAGTTGAACCAAGGCGTCAAGGCCGATGCGTTGGCGCTGCTCAAACTGGCAGCGGATACCGGCGACTGGGTAGGCCGTGATCAAGCAGTGACCCGCCTCAACTGGACACGCAAGCGCTTCGAGGCGGCTGACCAGTTGCTGATGGACTGCGGGGCCATCAGCCGCAACAGCAAGGCGACCACGGTAGCGGCCGGGGCGGCGGACGCTGTGCAGCGATGGGCAAAGAGCGAATAGAACAACGTATAGGGACGTATAGCACAGGAGGTGCAAGGGTGAACGGATTGCAAAATATGTACATGGGGCCGCTAAATACTGAAGAGGAAATGAGCATGGATGATCCGCGGCAATACCTTTTGATTGACATCGGGTTGCAGCGGGCATTGTTGGATTGGATACACAACAGCATGAATGGAGTGTGGCTGCGGGATCTCACCAGTTACGGCATGAAACATAGATTCGAGGCAGCTACGAAGGTTTATGTCACAAATGGCGTTTTCAAAGGAGCGATGTTGGCAGCGGGGTTTGAGCCAAAGGATTCGCGTGAACAAAACTGGACATTCATATATTCGGGTCATTTCGCGGCGGCAGTAAGCGTGAGGGAGCAAATGTCATTGGCTTTTGCGGAAGCTGGCTGCGAGCCCGATGCCAGAACTGCCGGGATCTTTGAAGACATCATGGCAAGCGTAAGCAAAGAGGCAATGCCATTTCGGCCCGTTATTTCCGTAATGGACTGCGGTGGCTGGCGGGCTGACTGGCTCCTGAAAACTGGAGATGCAGGTTTTCGTCTTGTTGTCAGCGCGGCGCCGGGGTTGCGTCCTGTGATTTTCTGGGAGCTGAATGAACAGTATGGCGTTGATCTTGCAAGTTTCGCAAAGTTTGACGGTTTCTTGCGATGGTTTGGTGAATTGTCCGCCTAGCCTAGGCGCCTACTAGCCTAGCACACGAGTGGCGACCTACGACAACCGACAACGAAAGTGGGGGAGGGGTAGAGGATGGACGACGTATTGCGCAGACTGTTGATGTTTTCGTGCTGTGCCAGCATCGCTTCGGTGGGCTTTTGGGTGGTGGCAGAGGGGGGCGG